TTATATTTCTCGGATAGAATAGTGGAGCCTAAAGAATTTGATAAGCTTTAAAACGTTGGCTCGATTATACTTTGACGGAGCAGAAATTATTAATGTTTTATCACTATTAACATATACTGCCTTTACATCATCTGTCCAAATAAAATCAGGAAAATGCTCGACCAATCTAAGCTCCTCCCATGTTTCCCTACCAACAAGAAGTATGCCTTTCCCTAGCCTCTGTTGCATGGAGCATATTATATCCCATGCATCGGCATAGTTGTCTACTTTTACCGCATCCCTCATAAAATGTGGGTCTTTATTAAATACTTTCAGCATTACTCCCACCTCCTATTATTACCCTAATTACACCATATTTTTACCCTATCCGCAATTACTATTTATAAACAAAAAAAGACCTTACCAGGAAATATTTTCTGGTAAGGTCTTTTGTATTATTACAGTCAATCCACACGTCCGCCCTCGTATGGTAGGGAGATGTTTGGATCACCTCAATTCTTAGCCGCTAGATATACAACAGTACCACCTAATAAGATGTTAAGTAACTTACTATTCCGTTGTTGCATCTTTACTTTCTGGAGTTCGCGAGTCTGCATCTCTAAGTATGCGTTGACTTTCGCCAACGATTCGCTTTGCATTGTTAGCGTTCGCTCTTGCTGCTCTAATGAGTTCTTGGCTTCGATTAATTGCGCCCTCTGTTCTTTTATTAGATTCATCGATTCGAGTAATTGTTCTTTCGATTCTGTTGTTGACATCTTGGCTACGTTCAATTGCTGTTCTAGCTCGTCGATTATCCTCAACTGCTCGTCGATTGTATTGTCTAGCGTTATCAACTTCTGTTGTAGCACGTTGTATTCCTGTCGTGTCAATATTACTTGTTCTGTTGGCATAGAACCAAATACAGGTGAGAAAGATGCAAACAATAACAGCAATACACCAGATACGATTGACATACCAAAGGTTTTTAATCTTTTCATTCATAATACCTCCTATATAGCACTGCCCCACTGTTGGGCATAATATTTAGCTTTTCCACGAATTACATCTCCACCCGACCCGGGCACATCACCCTCACGTACAACCCATAAGTCCCATCGTTCACATGTTGTGGTAGGCCCGTATGGCTCGTGAGCATAATAACCGTCCATGTTATCGGCTGCCTCCGCATGTGTTAAGACATGCTCGATATCACATGGGATACCAAGGTCTACACATAACAAAGCTACTACTTGTGCTAAAGTTTCAATCTGTGCATCCGTAGGAGCATATTCGCCAAGATTATCAGTCCATTGAGCCCCATAGGCACAGTCTAAAGCAATACCTACTGCAGAACCATTGCGCATATATGTATGGTTTTTATGGTCTGTTAATTCGCCATCAACGTAGATGTTTCCATCTCTATCGATGTTAATATGGTAGTCATCAAATTGTTGGTTATACCTGCCTGCAGTCCAGTGCAAATAGATTTTATTGATTTGGCCTAAAGCTCTACGGCAATAATCGTTTAAGTCAGTAAGACTAACGAGGTGCATTATAATCACTCCTTTCTGTAATATTCGATAATGGTTGTATTTTGGGTTGTTCTTCTAACTTATCCGGGATACCATTATTATCCCTATCAACGCTAAGCCATAATAATCCCGTGAGTGATACAATCACGCCCGGGGCACCAAACATATGATCAATTAAGAATGCCCCCATTGTTATGATCCTATCGTTTGTGCTAGATATTTCTCCTAAATAAAATGAAATAGCATAAGTCATGGTTGCCAATATAATTGGCGTTAACATAATAAGTATGAGTATTCTCGCACCCCATACTAAAGTAGGGTGAATATTAGCAACACGAACAGCACCATATGCTGATTTCAGTCGGTTCATGATTTGATACTTCATTATCAGTCACCTCCTATATCATCGGTATTAAGCGTGATACTTCTTCCTATTGGCATATTGTTTAGAACTTGGATATGCATCAGTTCAGTACTCAGACTTTGAACTGTAGTTTCGAGGTTATTAAGCCTGTGAAATTTCGCTGCATCTCGTTCTTCCAACTTGACCAATTGCTTTAGTATTTCCTGATTACTTTTTGTTAAATCAGCAATACTGTTGATTGCATCGGATAACTTATCGTCATAGTCCTTACGCTGCTTATCCAGGCGCCGAGCCAAATGGTCATCTAATTCTTGCTTAACCGCAACTAACGAGGTATGTTCTAAGAACCACACCATCGCACGAAACGAACCCCGCAGAGCAGCCCAGATGACCCCCAAGAGGGTCACCCAAAAGCCAATATCCGCAAAATATGGAGGTATTCCGAAGTCCATTAGCAATAATCTAATTTCGTCCATTTAGGCCTCCGTTTTCTCCCATTTCTCGTTATAAAGATTCCATTTTTTAGTATGGTCTGGATTGTAGACCTCTAATGAAATTCTCTGCATCATAACATTTCGTGGCGGATGAGATTCCTCGCTAACAGTCATTTTATTAACCCTAATGAGGTCATAAGATTTTAAATCAAGGTTATCATCTGCCCATACAAATGCGGGGATATTGATTACGGCAAGAGAACTGTTAGCGAAAGCATCCCTATCAATATCAGTGGCCTTAGGCAAATTGATAATGTTGTGCTCGGTTCCAACGAATGCTAATGCACCAACTTTAACAACATTCGGACAGGTGAGTTCACCTTCCAAATCGCTACGGCCATAGAACTGCTTAGGCAAAATTTCTGTAGCCGTTTCCGGATTGAATTCAACAAGACCTTTGATTTTAACAGTATCAACGACATGATCGATTAAGTTAAGATATTCAAGATAAATATCATCTGCACCATAAGGCTGAATTTTAATAGTTGCACTCCCGGATTGGATTTCAACAGACTCCTCCTCACCGCGCACTCGAACTTTAAAGCCATCTTGCCCGGATACTCGAATTTCCGTATCCCCTTTTCTTGGTTCGTTAAAGGTAAGTGGCGCATAAGGTTGCTCCGCCAATGCGTGAACAATAGCAGTTAATATCGATTCAAGGGTACCACTATTAATAAGAACGTTTTTACCTTGAAGTGCTGAAACAACGCCTGATAAGTTAGGCATCTTCACTTTTAAGGATTCCAACCACTCCTCCTCGGTTCCTACGAATCCATGTGCTAAAGCGATTTCATAAGCACTTTTCCCATTATCGCCTACCAAGGTTGCTTTTACTTCCGCCTCTACTTTAACCGGACCTTCAATTCTTACTGGTAAAGCTTCGTTTTGCATAATACATTCCTCCTCTAATTATGCATGGCCACATCCTGAATTATATTGACTACCCCCATACCCAGTTTGTAATATCGGCTAGGCTCCGATTCCTTATACGCAAAAGCATCATACACATGCTCACCAAAGGACTTAATTTCTAGGGTATCCTTTCCGGAAATATTGAATGTCGCAATCTTCCCAGATGCTGCCCCTTGCACTTTAATAACAAGCGGACCGTTTGCTCGCTTTCGTATGGCGAATACTGACTTAAACCCAGTCAAATCCACATTGTCATCTTGAACTGCGTAAACTATCCCGAAATCCTCGCCAATATTGAGGTCTATATCTTTTACATTCATTACTTATCATCTCCCTTAATTGAATGGAATCGTACCTCGTTTATCGTACCCGGTCACATCGACTACCAAATACTGAGATGTGGTTTTACCCGAGCAACCTACAGGATACGTGGTGACTGTATTCCAATTAATGAACTGATACGATTTCAGCGATACAGTACTCTCATCGTGAAATCTGAACGTTTGCCACACTCGCCCCGTGTGTGACTTTTTATCTCCATTATTAATATTAGGGCCCCAAACGGATGCATCAATTACGGACATGGGTATAATTGCAACCTTAACGCCATATGACTTTGGATCACGGGCCATGTCTGTAAAAGTATCCGGAACGTAGTTTGATAACTGGTTATACCAATCTTGCGCGTAATGATCGATTATGCGTAGGTATCTGATGCGGCTATCATATATCACGTCATTCTTGAAATTGTTATCCTCCCAGCTTGTTTTGAAGAATTTGTGCTTTCCTAAAACTTGCAAAGCTATATTGGGTTTGTTACCTCCTACCTTATCTACAAATCTGATGCGAGGTGCATTCGCATTGGTCGTAATGTCCTCGAAGTAACCAAAACAATAGAACTTGATGCCAGCTTTTACTTCATCAACCATTGCTTGCGTTACCTTTTCGCCTGGCTTAATTACATCCACTACCAGCACCATTAATTGCTCACGACGTTTATGAACCCACTGAGCTGCAAATTCATATCCTTGCGGAACTGATACTGCGATAAGAGGTGCGTCGCCATGATATATGCGATTAGTGATATAAAAGACCTGGATTACGTTAGCCTCCCCTGCAATGTATCCATATTGGAATTTACTTGTAGGCACCAGCATAGGCGTGTAAGCCACAGGATTGAGTGGAATTTGAACCGTTGGCGTTATCCCCCTCATTGCCCCTGTGTAGAGAACTGCATCTTTTTGTTTAGGAAAGCTAAGATATACTAGATTATCATAGGTATCGTTTATAATCGTGACACCTTCTTTATTCTGGATGTTAATAAATTCCATACGCCAACCACCCTTCATATGTAAGATCTTTAAATTGACGATTGATATTATATTCATCCTGGGACACCGCAAAATAATATGTTATGACATTGCCCCTAACCTCTGCCACTAAGTACTGCCCCATGGCTGCGGCCCAGACATGTTGCCCAGGCTGTAAACCATTCACAGTAATTTGTTGACGTCGATTTGGGATGTCAGATACATATATCCGCCCCTCGATACGCGTGAGCCTTTCCTTGAGATTTAGTATGATATTGCCGTTAGCATCATAAGCTAATACATGCGGTTCCATAATACCTCCTACCAGCATCCAAGCTTAATCCGAGGGTTGTTATCATCATCAAAGCCTGTAATAAGATTATCCTGAATCTCAACACGAGCGCCCGTCTCTTTCGAACGAAGTAACCCGATTGTACCGGACACCGCCGATAAACTATCAACATGTAATTTGTCGGCAGTAACTGCGTTAGCCTGAATCATCTTATTAACAATGACGTTATCATCGAACTTAGTCGCTCCAGTGATGTGAATCAATTTCCCCGCAATGTATACACCGGACTGACTGAGGTTAATGCGAGATACCAACTCGCCACCATCAATCTCACCAATACTTTTTTTAACTTGTAAATCGATGCTACCAGCTAACTCAGTAATGCGAGATTCCGTATGTGATGCCAAATTCGTAATTCTTCTAGTGGTCTCTTCAGAATTCTTATTGAATTTCTTGTCAAGTTCCTTAATTCGTTCATCAACTTTATTCAGCCCAAGAGACTCAAGGTCTAGCAAGCTAGCATCAATTTGTGTCTTAATCACGACTTGCTTCTCGTTAACGAGTCCATCTCCGAACACATCCACAAACGAGCAACGTATCCGATATATTCCGGCTGAGTTCGAATACGTCAGCATGGTGCTAGTAGTTTCAAAATCATCAGTGCGTTCATCTCCGATCACGTGGCATCGAATAGCGTAGGCCTGCGCCGGCTTAGTAGAGAAGTAAAGATTAAATCCCCCTAACTGATTTTTTACTACGAGCTCAGGCGCGGCCAACTGCGGAACGTTATACTCATATGTTGCTGCAGTCGAGTATTTGCCCAACGTGCTGCGAGCATAAAGATAAACAGTGTCTGCTCGTTTGGTTAAAGTAAGTACAGCAGAGGTACCTTTAACTCTTGCCAATAAAGCATTCGTATCTTTGCCAGGATTATTATCGGTACGTAATTCGTAATAGTCGACGTCAGCATTAAGCACCTCATTCCATGATGCGGTGGCGTTTCTACTGAAAGTAATACCGAAATCACTAGGCATATCGGGTACCGCATCCATCGGTTTGACTATCACATCAACCATTTGAGCAGTTTCTGCCCTGTTGCCAAATCGGTCAACGGATACAGCTTTAATTCGATAGGTCTCGCCCGGGCCTAATGATTTGATAATGACCTGACTATTACTACTGCCTGCATACTGCCATTCTTGCCCCGGTACAGGCTTTCCGCTCTTCGACTTTAAGAGATACCAAATCTCCGCTACATCGAAGTTGGCAGGATTACTAGGCGGGTCAAATAGTACTTGTAAATCATAGTACACGCTCTTATCTGCAGTCTGATTATATCGACTGAGTACGTGCAAATTTTGCACATCCTCCGGTGCTTGCATTTTAGGTATGGCTATAGATTTTGTCACGCCAGTAGTCAACTGCCCTAACTCATTAATAGCCTGCACCCGCACCTCATATGTCGCACCTAGTAGCACATCAGATATCGTGGTAGCGTTTGTGGATGCTGGGTAGTTTCCAATATATGTCCAAGTATCGCTTTTTACATTTCGGTAATTCACGACTACGTTTGAGACTTTGCCATCACGTGGTAACTGCCATGTTACGGCAATGCGAGAATACATGATGCCATTAGCGCCATATACATCGCTCACTAACCCTACTGCTTGAATATCAGATGCACCGTGATTCGTATAATCAATGCTTGGTACTGTGCCATCATCCGATACGTAAAGTTCTGGATAATATTCCATGCATTGGATCTTACGAGTCATTTCTGATAATGTTTTCGTAATGGCTAACACACGAAATGGCTTAGCCGATTTAGAAACCTCTCCGAATGCATATACCGCATCAGGCTGCACCGGTATAGATTCTTTAACGATCACATTGAGACCTGATACATTTACTACGTTAAACGTAGAGACGATATCCGTAGAATTGCTACGAATTAGCAACTGATAATTCTTCCCTGGTTGTACCGACACTTCCTTATCGAGTGTAATCGTCTGTCCACTTACGGCAACCACACGACCGCCCTCACCCCATTCGGGTATGTCGTGCTGAATTAGAATGATATCTCCTACCGTGCACGCTATGGCATCCGTAAACGCCTCTATTGTCACAGTACGTATTTCGTATTTATTGCACCGCAAGAAATGCTTACCATGTTTATAGGCCTGCTCAAGATTGGTGCACCCCATGAGCTCAACTTGTGCCGGATTAGTTAGCGTATCCGACTCATCGTAAGTATCCCCATATACAGGGATGACATCTCGTTCATAATCCTTATCCTTGTTAAGGAACGATATTTCAACAGAGTTCGCTCTAGCCTCTACACCTTGAAACTCTTCATTAAAGCTGCCGTGTTTTATATTGGCTACAGTAAACAACTGTACCGGTGTAGATTGATAATCGCTAACGCATGTGAACCTGGTTCCTACAGGAATTACCTTCCCTCGACCTACTGCCTCTGGATACTTTAACGCATCCCATAATCGCATAGCGGTGTCGTATATATAATTGAATGTAAACCCATTCGTTTTACACTTATCCGCCCATGCCTTAAATGCGTTATAGTCAAGGCGCATATGGGGCTGTCCGAATACAATATATTCACCGCCAATCTTACGGCAGATGTGGATTAAATCATATGCAGCCCATGCCGGATTATCCGCTGGTTGAGCTTCGTACTTATTGATATACGGATTGAACACATACACCTCTGAACGTTCTTGAATCCATGTCACTTTTGGATCAGTTCCACTTAGTTGAGATGTGGCCAAAGCCTTAATTCCAATGAGGGCTTTCCCTGGATGCACGAAATCGTCATATATAATTTGAGTTAGTTGTACCCAGTAGACCTTATTAACATGACGCAGGCTTTTCCCATCTTTCGCACTGCATCGCATACGAATTTCGTAGCGAGCCTTTTCGAGATTGTCGAATCGAAATACACGATAAAACGCATTATTTGTCGCCTCTTCAATTCGTCCTGCGTAATCAGATGTATTCGTCACGCTATTGTCTGACTTAATAAAGTTCCACGCATCCCGACGCTTAATGTGACCGGCCATGCCTTTTTGATTTGCTAAAGGTAATGCCTGCCAGGACTCATCACCTACCTTACGAATTTCTGCTTTCAACGTGACAGATGTACGGTCAGCGCCGCCACTATCATTTGAATAATATAATCCGTTTGGGAATCCAACAGTTAACTCTATCGCGTCACACGCATCGCCTTGTACTTGTTGCGTATTCCATGATTCAGTCAATTCATAGTTTAGGGATTGATCCGCAAAGTTATCATTGAAATTTGGGATAACTGTTTGGTCATTTGTGCCCTTTCTGATATCCACCTGCACATCCTTATAATTACTGATTGGGTTAGCATTTATACGAATATCTTCTATCTTTGATAATTCGCCCTCGCCGGCACAGTATAAGAGATTAAGATATTGCTTTTCACCATCGCTAATTACATGGCGGGATAATAATAATCCAGCGCTTTTCATTCGGCCATATGTTACAGCTAAGGGGTAACCTTGCCCAGTAACAGTTTCAGTACCGCCCCAGCCATATGTATTTGACTGTTCAGAATTCGAACGGTCAACCTTAGGAGCAGTTAACTTTGAAATGATCGCATTACCTATCATCCCTACCGCCATAGCGATGACTGACCGCCAAATCAAGCTTTGGATACCAAAGATAGCACCCGAAGCAATACCACCGGTAAATACGGCCATCCCTATTGATAGAAGAACACCAAAGAACTTACCCTCGACTCGGGGCATTACTACAATGTAGTCTTCATCGTTTACAACTGTATCAGGCGCTGCTTCATGTCCATTTACTGAGTACGCCCATTCACCAGGTGCACTGAAGTAATAGCTGATAGACTTGCCCTGTTTAAATGGCAAATATTTTGTATCCCGTTGCTCTGGCTTGAACGGATTATTTACAATGATTACATTAACCATCTGCTACTCCTTCCTTTCATAAATGTGCTTCAATCGAGGCACATACTTTGATATGTGCTCAATACAGGTGCCGCTGTGTTCAGTAGCGTGTATAAATCTACCTTCGCCAAGATAAACCCCTACATGATCGAGATTTTTACCATATAGCGCAAATACCAAAACACTCCCTGGCATTGGTTCACGAACCTCGCGCCATTCATCCATTTGGATTTGGGTATATTCGGGTAGTGGTATTCCACTACGCCGATATACCTCAACAACTACATCCCAGCATTTCATTTCCGAGAATGGGGTGCCTATGATATCAGTCAAGTCACTTATTGGATGCATACAATCCTCCTTGCGGGATAGTAGGTTCTCCGCCAAATCGTGTACTGTTCCCCAATTCACGACATCGTGCTAGGGTTTTATTGCATTGAGTTTCGCGCCCTTTATACCCACACTGAATACCTTTAAATTTGAACGGACAGAAATCCTTCATCACACGAATTAACGGGAATCGTCGAGTAAAGCTAAAGTCAGTACCCAGTGTAAACTCCATCCATTCTGCGTTTGCATGAGTTCCCGTAATTACGAAATGCTCCTCTTGCTCGCACACATCAGGTATGTTCGTATTCACTACACGAATGATGACATTAGCTCCAGTGAATCCATTATTAGACTCTGCCATACGCTGGATTGTCCGAGTCACGTTAGATACAGATAACTTAATATTAGGCAAATCCGTTGCATTCTCTGTGACATCTTGAATGGTAAACGGAAATGCAATATAAGTATTACCTTGAAATTGGATATTCTCCGTATTGTATACCAATCGAATCGTATCCCCTTTATAGGATATTTCTAACAGCATTAACCACACACCTGTGGCCGATATTTGGTTTTTCTCTAAAATCGATGCTGTTGAGAGCGGTAACATGTTATACCTCCTGTAATTTCACGGTTCCCATCCACACTCCGTAGTCATTCGCCGCAAAGTCTAACTGATCAGCAAATCGTACATTTAGTGTTTCCCGTGTTTCTGGATGTACCCAGTCGAATACACCCGAACAGTTGACTTCATCGAAGAATGCCCGAAGCTTATAGTACTCAGTTGTTGGCAACTTGTACCCTACAGAATATGTCCGTCGGGTCTTTGTCGTCTTTTTCCTAGTGATTAGCGTCATGTTTTCAACTTGACCTTTATACGAAATATCTGGAGTAGTCTCCTGAATTGGATATATTGGCCATCGAATATCTGGAAATACTGCCATATAGTTATACTGCGGATGCCTTGATGGCGTCACGCATACCTCCTTTGTTTGATTCCATAGCGCGAACTACTACATCAATAACATAATTTTCGCCATCGAACCGAGAGTTCTGTTGTTTACTTTCGAGCTCTTGGCCAGACTGATTGATGATATTAACAACTACATTGTTGCTTGCACCGCCTCCGCCTACCAATCTACGAGTTTCGCTTGCTGTGTAAATACGATGGGATCCAGAGGACTGTAATAGTTCTGGTCCGTTTTCACCAACCAACATAAGCCCTGGGTTCGTTTTTCCTCCGGCGGCAAATCGATTACCGGTAAATGCAGAACTAAACGAACCACCACCAGCAAAGGACGATGTCCCTTTTGCAGCACCTAGGGAACCAATACCACTAACGGCGCCGCCAAATAATCCTTGTAACTTAGGCATAACATATTGTTGGAACGTTAACTGAATCATCATCTTAATAATGGCGTTCGTCATATCCTTGAATATGTCCTTAATGCCTTTACTAAATGATTTCGTTCCTGTTGCCATAGCTTCGAGATTATTCGTCCATGCCGAATTGATAGAACTCATCGTACTATCAAAAGTAGATTTCGCTAAATCTGCATAATTGGTAGTCTCTTGTTTGTATTGTCGAGCAGCTTCTTGTAAGCTCGTTTTCAGACTGCGACCTGCGAGTTCCCATAGTTTCTGTTGCGACTCTAATAGGTTCTTTTCAATCTGCAGTCTTTGCGTAGCTGTTAACTGGGCCTCATTGACTTCACTACGTGCATAGTCAATATAGGTCTTTAACGCTTCAGCTAGCAGTGCATCCGCATCACTGCGAGATAAGCGACCAAGAGTAACCATATTGGTTAAGTGGTCAACCGTTTCACTTGTTTGAGTGTATGCTAACTCTCTGATTTTCTGCTCGGTGTCAGATGCTAATTTTAGGCGCTCTGCTTGAGCTTTCTTTTCAGCAAGTTCCTTATCACCTACCGCTTTTGTGTACTCACGAACGTTATCGTCAATCTGCGCCTTTTGTGCTTCAGCTTCAGCTTTGAGTAATTGCAAGCGGTCGCCTGTACGTTCAAGATCGAGTTTCTTAATATCCTCGTTCATCTTGCGAACACGGATAGTCTGATTTCGTTGTGCCTCAGCTAATCGCTTTTGATACAACTCTTCATTCTTGGCTCTAACTTGGGCTGTTAGATTTGACTCGGCAAGCTTCTTGGCATTTGCCGCGCTACCTGCTGAATCAGCAGTGGTACTCGATGTAGCACCTGCTAATAAGCTAGTGTCTACATATCCTGTAATAGCACCAAAATCACCTGTGACAGATGGCTTAGCGATTACACCAGTGCTTGAGTTAGCGCCAGTGTATCCACCAGCACCATCACTAATAACAATATGATTATCGCCAAGTACAACCACACCATCGCCGGCTTTAGGGACATATCCATCGCCCTCATCGTGCCATGCACCTGCGGCTCTAGCTGCGTCCATGATAGATGGAACATATCGCGGTACATCCTTACCAAACGCTTGAAGTACAGAGTCAGAGAATAGCTTTCCGCAATCCGTTGCCCATGTACCATCTGCACCTAACTCGTATGCCTTACCGAGTTGTTCATTGGCTGCGTCTAGCACACTCACGGCTTCTCCAGTAACGCCTCCGCTCAATCCAGAAACAGAGCGAATAATATCACGGATATTCTTATTGTTAGCTTCGTACTGGTTCTTGGCAGTTAGCTTATCGATTTCGTATTGACTACCATCAATTTGTAGGCTTTGCAAAGTAAGAGACCGATATAGTTCAGACATACGCTCCACGGCACTCGTTAACTTCTCTGCCGCTTGTTGAGATTTCTTTGCAGCCTGTTCTTGGGCTTTGGCCGCTTTCGCTGCTTCCTCATTTGCCTTATTGATAGCTTCGGTATTCGTTAATCCGCCATTAGCAAGGTCCTCTTTCGCTTTTGCAAGTTCTTCATCGAGTTTTGCTTTTGCAGCATCAGCCTCTTCCTTTTGCTTTAAAGCCGCATCGATTCTAGCGCCTTCTTCTTTTGTAGCTAAGCGGTCATTTTTAATGAATCCGAATAAAGCTGAGTCTTCTATCCAATAACGTGCATCATGTGATTCACGGAACTTATCAGACATTCCGTTTGTCGAATTCGTATTTTTGTGAATACGTTTACCGTCAACTTCTACACCCGTATAAGATGCCTTTGTCTGTTCGTTATATCGGAAATCGAGTAGTGCTTTCCCAGCAAGCCCAATTACTGTAGCTAATGTTACCCAAGGACCGGCTGCAGCAAGCGTAGCTAATCTCATGAATCCGAGTGCGCTGGTTAGTGATCGCATGACTATGATCACGGCTCCAGCTTCTGCACCGAATTTGACAATTCCGCCAATAGCTTCCTTTTGCTCGGCGGTCATCGACTCGAATTCTTTAGCTACATCTAATACACCTTTTGCATAATCGTTAAATACTGGAACTAACTCATGGCCGATGGATACTGCTAGGCGTTTTCCGGTATTTTCTAAATCTTTCAATTCTCGATTTAGCTTTGCGGATTTAGCTGCAGTCTCATCGTCGATGATAAGCCCCATTGCTTTGGCACGTTCAGCCACTTTGTCCATCTGTTCAGCAGACATATTAAGCATGGCGTGCATTTGGTAGCCAGTACGTCCAAAGAGTTCTATTTCGACACGAGTCTTTTCAGCCCCGTCCTTCATACCTCTTAAACGTTCCTGTATCATCTTGAATACTTCAACAGTATTCTTGCCTTGAATGTCCTCAAGTGTGTAGCCTAATTTACTGAATATATCAGTACTGAGTTTACCCTCTGCCCGAGCGACTTCCATTTTCTCTTTGGCTGCTCCGACATTCTTTGAAAACTTAGCAAATGCGCCAGCACTATCTTCCATAGCAACGCCCATATAATTGGCCACTGCTAGTAGTTCACTGGTTTCTTTTGCCGTAGCGCCAGTGATACCGGATAACTTCTTAACGGCTACATCCCATTGAATGGCCTCCTTGGCAAGTTTGGCACCGATACCTACAACACCAACACCGGCACCTATCGCCATGAGGTCATTCTTCATTTTGCCAAGGGCGGATTTGGCGCCTTCGGCACTTGCAGTAATTTTCTTGAGTCCTGCTTCCGTATTTTTATCGGTCAGCTGAACGACAATATCAATTAAATTATTGGCCATTCTTGTGCGCCACCTCCAACTCTTTAGCTTCCAAGATTATAAGCAAATCGATAAGGTGCGGAAGTGGCTCGATGCCGTAAGCCCTCGCCACTTCTAACACCGCCGGCATATCGAATCCAGCAATGCCACCTGAATGCCATCGTCGCTGCATTCGGCTTGCATTATATACTCGCATTGCTTGTCTCGTTCCATCTAATTGGTGAGGGGAATTAAACTCACACTCCGAACAGTCAAAATGCTGTTTGGTATCGCGTTGCATCTTGATACAATCAGAGCAGTATTTCGGCTTATCGGAGTTGAGCCAACCCCACACCTGAATTAGTTTTTTTCGATTTCAGCCTTTTTTTCATTAGTGAAACGCATAGTTTCAATTGCTAATTCCATAACGCCATCGTTTGGTGCTTCTGCGATTTCACTATCAGACATCTTATACACATTTTTCATAATCCATTCGGCTAAATTGCGATACCACAATAATTTAGCCGATTCAGGGGTTTCTTCCGGAAGAGGTGTGTATAACGGATCTAATTCAGCCTTAATCAATTCGCTACGCTCAGCAAATGTCAAACCTCTTAATTTAATATCTTCAAATGCCATGTTGGCACCTCCTAGTATTGTTCTTGATTATTAACTAAAGTAATGATGGATGCGGAACGACCAGCATCTGCACGATAGTATGCTTTAAACGGTAATTCAATATTAACGCCACGAGGGCCGTCAATACCTGGAGATTGTCGTTCGTAAACAAGTTCAGGCAACTTGAATGTAAGCGACCAGTCATCTTGTTCAAGTCGCAATTCCAAGCTGGATTCTGTACCATTAACCGCTTTGTTTAAAAGATCCTTATTTTGGAAGAACGCTTTAATCGTCCCGGAAATAGATACAATACCTGGGTCGATGTATGTTCTAAAGCCTTTACCTCCGATAGCGTAAGAATCACCATCCAAGCCAAAATCAAAATTGATATCGCAACTTAAAATATTGGCCACAGTAACGCCGCCCTCTTTGATAGTCGCGTTAAGATTTTGGAATGGTAAGAAATTAACCGCCTTGGCTGCCGCATCGAATGTAGTGGCCGCTAATGTTTCCTTACAGCCCATTACATCCACAGATGCAGTTAATTCAGCATCACCGCCGAATTTAAAGCCTAATTTACTAACTCGCGCGCCTGCGAATTGTTGGAACACATTAACATCAGGGTAGCCCTGCTCAATAGTTAACGACGGCATTGTGTTGCCGATTTTAAACACATGCTCAGACTTCTTATTTGGCGCTTGGCCAGTTGTATTAGAAGTCGGTTGACCAAATGCAGCTTTTAGCCAGTAGCCGATGTCGACTACACCAACAGGCACGACCAAACTACCGGACGTGTCAATGTTGCCACGGAATGGAGCTGCGGGATTACGATCACCACGGATTACCGTGGAGTCATTTAAATTTTGGCTAGCTTTTACGGAGCTAGAAATAATCGGAGTGATAACACCGCCAGTGGTTGGCGTTGTACCAAAGTCCGACTCAAACGCAATCGCCACATGGGACTGAGAGCCCTGCGCACGTTTTGCTGTTGCCATATGCATTTCCTCCTTTAATATTCAATATTCCCGCCGATTACATGCGGAATTTCTATAGTAGCTGTTAACCGTCCAGTGAATACTGGACGCCAATTCATGCTATCAAGTTCATAATCAATGCCGATTACCGGAAACGCTGGATTCACCTTACAAATGCATTCGATGATTAACTGCCCTAGGTTATCCGATTCTAGCGCTCCGTCGTATCGAATAATATTCTTAACGCGAGTTGCACCTTTATGGACGATACCCCATACAATCATTAACGAGTATGTGTAGGTATCAGCAAGCCCTTCGTTCTTATTACTCGGTAGTAATATGATGCAAGGGCAATCTTCTTCGAGCGGTGCATCAACATCGTCGTAGCCGACATACAGTTGCGCCGGCTTTCCGTATTTGTCATTGCAAAATTTAGTCAACGTTTCATCGTTCGCTAAGGCCTCAGCCCAGCGTTCAACGATGCGCGACAGTGGAATTGTTTGTTGCATCAAATCACCTTACCCTGTAGTTACGTCGAGATGCAGTTTGTGCTGCCGGCCCATATATAGCGTAGTCGCCTATCTTATCTTCAATATAAGGTTTAAGCTTAGGCTGTAACGCTGCTTTCATAGGGCCATAAGTATGACGTGGCTGAATTTTGAACATCGATTTTCCTTTTGGTAACGGTACACCGGCAGCAAATAACTTCTTGCGCATAGGCTCCGTAATCTGCTTAGTGTATCCTTCCTCGATACGTTCACCCAATCGTTTTGCCGAATTAGATAACCACCCAACTCGGACGGATTGCTTGCCCTTGTCATATTGATATCCGACTGCATTCGATAGCTTACCGAGAGGACTGTAGCCGATTGTCCTGGCGCTAATACCCATATCGAGTAAGGCATTTCGCGATTTCGAGCCCCAGGCTTCCCGTTCTGCCCGTCCTCCGCTTTGATAAGCTTTCCGAAGTTTCGCACCAAATGCTGACTCAAATGCCGCCCTGCGAGCCGGTGCCATGAAGTTAGGATATCTACGTCCACCTGGTGCACCCGACCGGATGCCCTGCTTTATTTCTTTTTGCATCATCCATCCTGTTGACTTTAATGCCTTACGCATCCAGTCTGGTTTGGTTTCCGCGATGAAATTCAGATACGGCGTAGCTGTGTCTGTAATCGTAATAGGCTCATTACTCATTACGGTCTCACCGCCCTCACGTTATGCACGATTTCAAGGCAATACATCGTACCGTCAAAGTTAGAAATGTGATCAACGTACCATTTCTCACCATTGATATACACTTCGTCTTTTGATCGTGGTTCAGGAACATCCTTAGCACGCACCCAAATCTGAGCCTTATCAGCTAGTGCTTTATCGACAAATCCGGAACCTTTGCCATCATATTCGCCAATCTCCACGATAGCTTTGATAACTTGGCCTTTGTAGGTAATTCGCTCACCAAATACAGAAAGCAGTGCATTAGGCCTATATGCTAATTTCATAGTGCATTACCTCCTATGGAGTAGGCGGGCATATGCCCGCCTTTACATTACTTTTCTACATTTGGCACAAGAGCGACTTCCAATACTGTAGTACCTGGGCGTTTTTCTGTAAGAGCCACGCCTAATACTGGGTTAGTGTCCGTCTTAGATGCTCGCTTTTGATCTTTGTCGAAATACACAGTATCACCTACTGCAAAAGAATCGGATGTTAATGCCGCTACTTCAAAACAGCCAGTTACCTTAACTGCACCGATTGAATTAGGACCAATGTTTGTAATTGCCACACCGTGCATTTTACCGATAGGAACGATGTCCCCTACTTCAATCATTTCGGTCGTTGTATTTTTAAAATCGACGCGGTCTAGTTCTTGAATGAATTTAGCCATATCTATTTACCTCCTAATCAGTTACTAATTATTTACCAGGATTTTTGTACAAGCCGCGGAAGTCAATTGCTGTTGCGTTGCAATCGATTGCTACTTTGTACTCGATGCCGTCAACCTTGAAGCCTGTTTGCGTTTCTAAACGAGGTGTTTCAACGCCATTTAAGTACGTTACTTCGATAGTTTGAACATCTGTAGGACGGGATGCCAAATACCAAGCATGCGGATCCGTTAATGCTGCATCTACAACGATAGTGAATCGACCACTGAATGGGTTGACTGTATCATTGCTACGAGCAGGGTCTACTACAGATTTAACTACTTGATATGCTAATGCTTCGAGCTCAGGTGGAACAATCAAATATGTAGGTGAGATATTCAAATTGCGATTTTCACCAATATGTTTTTGACGACGCATAGCTGCTACACCTGCAGCTAAAGATACAACACTTAATTCGGAGCCTGCAGTTGCCAAGTTCTTACGGTCTGCACTAAACAAGGCCTTTCCGTCTTCTAACACAGTATTGCCGCTTAAAAGGTCATATACCATGTTATTGATTTTATTTTTTGCTGCACGACCAAATTTAGAAGAAATATCGTTAAATACACCCAAATCGTCATTAATAATAGCTTGTCGTGTTAAGCTGAACGTACGTCCGAATGTCAATACACTAACATTCGTACCTGCTTCGCTCATTTGGGAATCCTTGAATTGTCCGCCCTCAGGGACAAGTTTCAATTCAGCTGCTTCGGAAAGTAAAAAACGTTTTGCTGGTTTGAAGTCACGATTACTACCTTTCCCCGCCCAAGTTGCAAATGTAGATGGTGCTGTTTCATAACCTTGCATCAAGGCCTTACTTGCTACATTAGACAACGCGATTGGGAAAGAGGATGTGGAGTTGATAGCTTCACGAGCTAATTCAAATCGATCGGAGTAATTAGCAGTTAGACCTTCACGAACCATAGACTCACGTGCTAATTCCATTAAGGACATAGAACGGAGTTCATTTGCACCTGGTGCAGGATTTGCGACTGGGATACCCACAGACATCATCAAAGCGTCCTGCATAGCCATGCGGAACTTATCAGAATCTGCTTCACCAACTTTAACGGATACTGGTTTATTGCGTTCACGCAACGCATCCATTACTGCCTCACGAACTTCGGCAACAGATTTGCCGGATTTGATGAATTCATCTACACCGTCAACATCGAAATCACGGCATAGGCTAGTGATTGTGGATACACGTTCACGTTCTGCCGCAATCAATTTTTTAGCGTCATCCGCATTAAAACCTTTAACTCCGGACTCTGGTACTTCCGGTACTACTTGTGGCACGTTTTGCTCAGTGCCTTTTGCTTTTGCATCACCTTTCATAGGTTCCTCCTCATTATCATCTACACTTCTGCCTACCCCTACACTTGGATCTGCAGGGACGGACACAATACTAATTTCCAACGGCTCCCAGTCTGTAATTACGTATGCCGGGCCTGTAAATCGACCATTAGAGCTTTTAGAATCGGAATCAATTAATTCCTCATATCGGCTTATGGAATATCCGACACTCACGCCCTGTAGCGTGCCTTTTAACACTTTTTGATAAATCTTTTCGGATTCATCGTCTTCATCGAATCGAACAATCGCTTTGCCACGATTGTCTTCAATCCACACATTCTCGATGTGTCCGACTACAGTATCACGGTCGTGATTGAATAACACCGTACCCAAACCACTATTAAAGCGGTCTAGGTTAATGCATCCATCGTCATGACACAATATCTCTGTTCCGAACCATCTTTCATATGGCTCTTCAGAGGAAAAGGACAATTCGACGGTACGATCATCGTTCGCTTCGATATTTGTAATTTGCGCCTCTCGGGCATATTTACCTAAGAGCTGCTTTGCAAATTTCCCCACTAGCTATCATCTCCTTTCATATCAGTGGCATTATCATCCGCTAGATTCGTTATGTCCCCATTCATATCAAGGGCAACACCCAATTCCTTAATGCGGTCTTGTTCCAGCTTCCGCTGTTCAAGTACTTCTTCCCAGTCCTTGCCTGATGCACTGCATACGTCTTCGAGCGTTGTAAGTCCTGCCTTAATAGCTTCCTTATTAGCATTAACTTCCTTAACAGGGTCAATCCAAGACCAGCCTGGAGCTAACCACGCTACTTTCTTATAAAGTTTTGGGTTTGCCGCATAGTCATTGGCCGGGATAATTCCCTTTAGGTAGCATGCTTCAATGAAAGCCTGCCATACAGGCATGCAAAAATGCTCAATTATAAAACGCTGCATCTGCTTGAATGATTGCTGGTCTTCCAGCATATTCTGCCGAGCTGCGGAGAAGTTACCACTAATATTGCGCGTCACTATGTCCGCGCTTAGACCCATACCTGACGCTATGCGTCTTGTTTGTGTCGCTGAGTATTCTGATGCGGTTCCTGCATTTCGCTTAGGTTCCGCAAATGAAATTGATTCACCTGCACGTAGATGTTGGATAATCCCTGGCGCCATTGAACGAACTTTCTTGCCTTTACTATCAATCTTATTCGCAACCATCGGGTTACCCCCAGTATTACTTGTTACGAACGCGCCGAAACATGCGGCTACACGAGCCGCTATAAGGTCGGCATCCATGTATTCATCCACGTCGTGAATGCGCTTTAATACAAGGGCTAACATACTAACCCCGCGCAGTTCACTAGGTCTACGAGGCTTATGTAACAGGAAAGCCCTATTACTTGGTAATCGTGCCTCATTAAATAACCGTATTCCTAATGGATCTGTTTGGAATACGTGATATGCTATTGGTCTTCCGTATTTATTAACTTCCACGCCATTAACAATACTGTTGCCATTCTCGCTTACCGATACGGCTCCGATATTCTCGCCCTCGATAAGCTGTAATGATAGTGGTATATCTGCGCCTTCGGAGGTCATATTAACTAGGATTTCCCCATCATAGACCATTCGGCGCAGAGCCATTTCTTGCAACTCATAAAACGTAGATATCCCTCGGATATCCGCATTCTCCTTATCCACCCAATCTGACCAAGCCTCCTCAATTTTCTTGTTAAGTCTTTCATTTAGCTTTCCTGCGCGGGTCTTAATTTTGCACTGTGGCTTTATTCCGGTACCTACTACATTCCGTAATAATGCCAATACAACACTTTCAGCAAGGTCACTATTAAGTTCTGCTGCACGTGCACGACCTCGAATCAAATCACGTTGGCCTGATGCTACTTGTTCAGCTGTACCAAATACTGGCATCCAGTCGCCACTCAATCGATCTGTTGACGCCGCATCATATCCACGTTCAAGCGAACTACGGAAATATGCTCTACGGGCAGCTCGTTCTGGATTGAAATAAGCTATTACCTTATCGAGTATGTTCATCGTCGCTCCCATGACACGTAGGATGTCGTGCTATTACATTCCTCATCATCAACGCGAGCCATTAACTCACGTTCACGAGCATATAATGTCGGCAGGTCATGCGTCTTAAATCGCTTACCACTTACAGACATCTCGGCGTATCCGTTCGTCTCGATTTCCTCGATTATCGTTCGAATACGCTCCAAGTCTTCTCTTGCGCTCATGGTCTCACCTCCTTCTTAGCTAAACCAACCTCGGCTATCTGCATTAAAGTCTTCATCATCCGTATCCTCGTCCTCCTCATCGGTATCCAGATTATATTCGGGTAAGTATTTAACACCTACCGAGTCCGCCACCATGGCGTTGTATACACACGTATCCAACAAGTGATTTGTTGGATGACTGGTTAATGGTTTCCATTGCACTGTAACTGCTCCGGTCTTTACATTTCGGATTTCTTGCTTTTCCTCCGACCGGAGGTGTTCCGAATATTCCTCCGGGCAATCCTTAAATAAATGGATTGTGCCAGGCTCATTAGCCGGACGTACCATACGTGCAAATATAAAGTCCTTCCAGTAATCGGTATTCACTACGTACAGCATCATGCCTCCGATGACGCCCTTCTCGATGCTGCTCATCTTATAAGGCGGCGCTAGAGGACTGTGCGAAGAATCACCTTTAACTGGTACGCATACTTCTGGGTACTGCGCACAGTACTGATATACTTCATCTGTTCGGTAGCCACTATCGATACCGGCCCTCACAATCTTACGGGCCTCACCATACTCTGATGGATATTCTCTATCGATGAGTATCTCGGTTAAGTCTGCCCAACTACTTGCTTGACCATAATCGACTAAGTAGCTTGATACACCATGGGCGTAGGCTCTAACCTCCCACCAGAAATGATCTTGCTGCACATCGACAGATGCGATAAGTAGTGGTGCATGCTGTGGCACAATACCTCGAGGAACTTCCGATTGCGTAAACACGAGGTTCTGCGTGCTTTTAGTTTTCGCAGATTTCCACGGCTCCGCTAATCCAGAGTTGATAAAATTCATCAACTCACTTGGCTTATCCTTTGATTTAACAAACTCATATGCCACATCGCCAAAGGTAACCCATGGAGAGTAAAGGGATGACATATGATAGGCAACCGAGCGGACAACTCGGACTTGTGATTCATTCACCGCACGCCATTCACCTTGCCGGAGCATATCCATCTTGTGCTTATCATCAATACGTTGCTTACAATGTTCGCACTCATAATATGCGGTATCACGTATCATATCCGCATTGCCATGGTGTTCCTCCGGCCATTTTATCTGTTTGAATTTGAGGGTCTGCGACACCCCGCAATGCGGACATGGCACGTAATACTGCTTACGTTCATTTGCGTCCATATAGGACTGCCAAATATTGCCACTTTCAATCGTAGGAGTTGACACTCTTACAATCTTCTTATCAACGAATGTCTTGGTACGTTCCTCAGCCAGCTTAATCGGATTCGCTTCCTTACCGGAGAAAGCTGGATACTTATCAATTTCATCGAAGAATAAGTACTTAATTGACCGACTTGATAAGCTGCTTGGTGAATTCGCACCAACAAGCACCATGTAGTTTCCATTAACGAAGTCTAACTCCAGCAGCTTACTGCCTTCGTCATACATATCTGCCAATGGTTCTACGCTCCTGATCATCGGTTGCACACGTTTATCGCTAGCAAATTTTGCAATAGTATCCGTCGGATAAACCATCATAACTGGTGATGCAGTTTGGTGTAACGCATATCCAATCATATTAAGCTCAGCTTCCGTCTTACCAATCTGCGCTCCGAAACATAACGAGATGCTTTCAATGAGAGGGTCTGTGAATTTGTCCATAGGCTCCTTGAGATAAGGTGTCCGTGCTGTACGCCAGCGCCCAGGTTCGGCAGATATATTAGTCAGTACCCTGTACTTATCTGCCCATTCTGAAACGGTGTATCTTTCAGGTGGCTTGAATGCCTCTAATTCCTCAGGGAACCAGTCAACCTTTGGACTTACCTTTTCCCGTGGCTTTGACTTTCGGCGTGTACTCGCCTTCGCGTGCGTAGCTTTCGAGGTATTCTTCGACAAGGCCATTCACCACCTTTTCTACACGAGCACGTTCTTCAGGATCCGTGAACTCACTTCCGATACGCTTACCTAATTTGGTAAATGATGTCTTCATCTCCAATACTCGGTTAGCCCATGCCTGGGCCACATCGGCACGAGGAACATATTCGCCATTTAGCACATCTAGCATTTTCTTTTCACGCGCAGCCTTTGCCTCTTTATAATCTGCTTCGGCTTCTAACTTACGAGTTGATGCGGATTTGCTTTTAGCGTTATCGCCTTTTGCCTGCCCTAAATATACGAGGACTTCCCGGAGATTCCACCAACCTACAGATGCTTTAGGCATTCCTGCTTTATGATGTCGAGAAATAATTTCCGGAGTGACCCGCAAGAGGTCACATAGTTGAGTGCTTGATACGAGCAGATTGCCCGCAGCATCAAATTTCACTCTTGGTTTTGTGTCCGCCATAGGTGTACTCCTTTCTAAATTCGTCTTTCTACATTCAACAGGAAAATTTTTCTCACAGAGAGAGGACCATCGCGCGGAGGCGACCAGCGGCCATTTTTCGCCCGCGGAGTACCTTTTCCAAATTTTTATTTTCTCAATTAGGTATTATCATTGATACTCAATAAGAAAAAGGGTAGACCTCAACTAAGTAAGGTCTACCCCGGGGCAGTGCAGCAGGCAGACATATTGTGCGGGCCAGACACTGCCTGCTATCTACTACATTTACATTATATTAAATTAAGAGTGTGCCATTCTATGCCATCTTTTCAAATTCAGCGATTGCTTTCTTGTGAAGTCTGTGAACTTGTCGCCACGAATACCCTAGTTCGACAGCTATCTGTTCCCATGGCAATGCATTAATGTATCTGAGATTCAGTACATCCCTGTATTGTCCGTCAGTTATTTGGTTGATGACTTGCTTGACCTTGTTTCGAGAATCAATCAATTCATCCCATTCTCTATTCAGCTCCTCCCTACATTCTTGTAAGTGCTTACTGATTCGTGGCATAGCATCTCCCGATTCACATATCTGTATAGCTTCTGAATGTAAATCTCGGTTAATCGCACTTAGCTGAATCTCTAACGCACGCATTCGCTGCTCAGTATGGCGGACAGCTTGTAGTTCTTCTTTAGCCATCATATACGATAGTCCCCATATTTACTGATAATCATCTGTGCTCGTAGTAATCCGTCAATGTATCCGCTTTCACGAATTCTATCATCTAGCATAGGTGATCTCAGTTGTCTATTGCGGGCTCGTATAATGGCAAGACTTAAATCTGACTGTATGGCACCTACAATCACATCTGCCCTGCTTCTACGCTTTTGCATCCTTTACCTCCATACGTTCGACAATATCCTCGATGGCTTCTACCATATCCGCTTTGCATTGTTCGACAGCAGTAAACATCTCTTCGCACATGGCGTACGCATCATCACTCAGGTCATCATCTAATCTCTCGGCAACATTATCCTTGAGATTATCTACAACCTTAACTATATCCATGACAAGATGATACGTGTCATCTAGATAGTGCCCTTTGTTAATTAGTAGACGTTCGACTTTTGTCATGCTGTTCCCTCTTTTCGATTTCACGATTTAGATACCATCGGGCTTTTTTCAGATCCTTAATAGCATCATCCTTATGCCCAGCTCGGGATACATACTTCACAACATTACCTAATCGATATCCTAGTTTCTTGTCTTCGATGTAATCGATAACCTCAATATCGCCTTGTGTATAATGACTAGGATGGTTGATATCATCACATTGCTTATCTATGTGTCTAGGAGGTTCAGGAGGTCTGAAAGGTCTATGCGGTCTATCTAGTATATTTCTTCCCATATTTATACCAAATCGATTCGTTGCTTCTCCGAAACGTCGCAATTCTTCATTCGCTATGTAACGACTTAGCTCTTCACTAGCTGATAGCCTAGTAGGTGGCGGCGGGGGATTATCTGGTCGCTCATACAATCTACCTGGGGTTAACCCGTATACAGCCTTGTATTTTCGTTTATCAACGATTTCCATAACTTGAATAGTTGTGTAACACACTATTATTACAATAGCTCCGAATAATCCCGCCATTATAAATTGATCCATATTAATCATCCTTTCTGTATTTATCGATTCTCGCTTTTAAACTTTGCAGCACGTATTCCTGTGCCTGGTCTTTTTGGGCTAGTGCATCCATCATATCCTCATCACGAGTTCCCTCACATATTAGATGATGGATAATTACCTTCTCCATTTGACCTTGGCGATGTAACCGCTTATTAGCTTGTTGGTATAACTCAAGACTCCAGTTTAACCCGAACCATATTACGTGGTTTCCGCCGTCCTGTAAGTTAAGCCCGTATGCCGTACTAGCCGGATGTGCTAATAGAATATCAATCTCTCCAGCATTCCACGCTATCTCATCATCGGCACCTTTTAATTCACAGACTCGTAATTTAGTCTTAACTAATGCTGCTTTTAGTCGTTCACAGTCATGCTTGAAGTTGTAAAACACTAATGCAGGCTTGCCGTTCAACTGTTCTACAAGTTCCATAAAAGCCTCAATCTTACAGCCGTGTATCTCGTGAACGTTCCTGTCGCCATCATATACGGCGCCATTCGCTAACTGTTGTAGCTTTGTAGATAATGCTGCTGCACTCAAAGCTGTGATATCTTCGCCAGCTTCAATCAACTCTAATACAGATGTGCGTTCCATATCTTCGTATGCCTTTTTAGCTTTTGAATCTAACTGCACATATTTAATATCGTTGATTACTGGAGGTAGCTCCAAATAGTCACTGGCTTTCATGGATATACATAACCCAGATATTGCCGCCATGATACTGTCATTTGAATCGGATTTAGGTTTATAGGAGTACACCATTTCGCGTGACCTCTGATCGGGCTCGAAATAGTAATCTCTAAATCCTGTGTACGTTTTTCCTAACGACTCACCTCGGTCTAATAAATACACTTGCGCCCATAGGTCGATTAATCCGTTAGGGGCTGGCGTACCTGTTAACAACACCATGCGCTTGATGTGGTTATGCATATAGGCTAATGACTTAAAACGCTTAGCTGTGTGGTTTTTAAAGGAACTAGATTCATCCACAACCACCATGTCAAACGGCCATGCATTCTTGTAGTAATCAACTAACCACGTTACATTCTCGCGATTAATAATGTAGATGTCGGCAGGTGTGTTTAAAGCCTTAATACGCTTTTTCAGGCTGCCTAATACAGTAGATATCCTCAATATACCTACACCATCCCATTTTCGTGCTTCTCGTTGCCATGTAGCCTCCGCTACTTTCTTAGGCGCTATAATCAGCACTTTACGAATGGCGAATCGGGAGTACTTCAATTCGTATATGGCAGATAACGTGATAATCGTTTTTCCTAAACCCATATCCAGGAATAACCCTATCTTATTTTGATTAACGGTCTTGTCGATACAATATCGCTGATACGCATGCGGAATAAACTGCATTACGCTTTCACCCCGAATTCTTCTATGAATTGATCCAGATAACCAGCCAGCGCATCTGCACCTTTTAACACAAATACTTTTTGATTTAGCTTTTGAAGTTCACGGACTTGGACTCCCTGCAATCTCGAAAGTACACCTTTGGATGTCTTCAATTCTACGAAATGAATAACACCATTTGGCCATATGACGATTCGATCAGGCACACCGATATTACCAGGGGATACAAATTTATACGCTTTACCTCCCGCGTGTTTGACGCCTGCAACTAATTTTCTCTCGATATCCTTTTCTAACATTTCTCACCTCTGAAATTTTTAAATGTTAACATGTTTACATACGCGTATATGAGGGTTCAAATTAAGGCTGTAAAGGGCTTATTTTTTCTTAAAACTCTTTGTTTTGATATTTACCAGTATATAATGTTAACAATGTTAACCAACCTATATGAATATAGATAAATACTGACTTTATGCGTTAACATAGTACGTTAACATTCTCCGAATTCGTTAACATTCTAATGTTAACAAAAATACTGAGAATGTTAACGCTTAATTGAGAATGTTAACGCTATAATTTCAGTTTTGACTCGTTGATTCTGAACCCTCTTTGATGTCCATATTCACCAAATCTCATTAACTGACTTCCGCCCATTGTATATGGGGAGTCCGCCAGTATTTGATTAATTTCCCTGGTCTCGATCTTCTTCATGCGACTTGGGTCGTTACCGAAACATTCCCACCATACCTCTGCTGCACAAATACGGTCACGATATACTAACTCTTGACCCTCGGAAGGTTTAGCATTCATGCTAAGATACGTCCTCCTGGCGCTCCGACTCATCACATTCCAATTTAATGGTACCTTAATCAATAAAAACTCATTAATCAGTCCTGCTTTGGTGTTTGATTCCATATGCGCCTCTCTAGCCGCATCAGCCAGTTTTAGTACAGCCGGGTCATCCTCGATAATGAGGCTTTCCCCGCTTTTATAACGATACAAGGCCTCTGCCCATAACTGGTCAACTTCTCCCGGAAGATTAACAAATATGTTCTTTCGCGGAGTCGTCATCTCAAGATCAATAGGCCAAAATCGGCGATTACCTGTAATATCTTTTAGGAATTCATATTGATTAGTGCTACCAAAGAACACACACTGCCGTGGATACTCTTGCGTACGTCGGCCATAGGCTTGACGAAATACATCTACTTGACGACTTAGGAATTGCTTGGATGCATTTTCTTCAGCCCTCGAATACCCAGCCATTTCACCGGCTTCTATGATCCATTTACCTTGAATACCTTCTGCAGCTTCCTTACCCTCAAATGTATTTAAGCCATCAGCGTACCACTTCTTGCCCATCGTGCGGATAAGAGTACTTTTACCGATACCTTGACCGCCAATAAGAATTGGCATCGTATCATACTTGCATCCAGGCTCAAACGCTCGCGCTACTGCCGCCGTAAAGGACTTTCTAGCGGCTGCACGGGTATATACATTATCCTCAGCCCCTAAGTAGTCGATGAATATGGTATCTAATCGGGCAATGCCGTCCCAGGATAACCCGTTAAGATAATCTAATACTTCATTAAATCCATTTTGCTCAGCGCACATAATGAGGGCATCCATGATTTTATCTTTACCTGTGATATCATATTTATTTTCTAGGTACCACCGTAAGCCCGCATCATCTGCGTCTGTCCATATGCGAAGTCCCGGTGTTGGGTTCCATGGTAGTGCTCCTTTTGCCACGTATCTCGAACCAAATCTATCATAGGCAAGTCTACCGACAAGCGCCGGATCATGGTGCATGATTTTAAGCATGTTATCTAATGTGTTCTTAGGTCGACCATTCTCGTCGTACTTTAAAGTCGAACTTTTCATCCAGTCGACGTTTGTTAACGCATTAGGGTCGAGGTCGGATGTCTCAGCGTGAGCCGATACGTCCGTGATAATATCAGCAAATACATTTGATGCCGATTCTCGGGCACGGGCCATGTTGAGTTCATTAACGACTACCGTATCTTGCATAGCTAATTTAGACATATCCATGTAAGAGGGCAGCTTGTGCCCAGGTGTCCCATCCTTAGCAGCCTCGTCTAAGCTGTGGAACTTATGCAGCCGGATAAGGTCAAAGGCATTAACTAATTGACCACTACACGGGTCAGTATTATGGTGACTGAACAGGAATGTATCGTCATCATAGATAACCGCCCCGGCTACCGTTGAGCCAGTAACGAACGTTAAGCGGTCCTCGCTGCCGTCAACATCGACATATGCATGAGGTATGAATTTATCAATCGCCTCACGGATACCATATATTCGACAAAAGGCACCTACGATACCTGGCTTTTCTCTCGGGTCAGCTTGCTTTGCAAGTAGCTGCTTTTCATGCTGCGATGCTTCTTTACCTGGTACTTGTGGCCAAGAACGCACATCTCGCCAATCAGTGTATTGGCCGAGCATACCGTCAGTAGATAAGAATGCCTTATCACCTACGTAATATACATACTGTGCATCATTCGGGCATGATGGCCAATACATGAGCCGAGAAGCTTCGAACGTAGTTCCATCCATCATACCAATGCCAATGAGCTCCGCCAGCTTACGAGCAATAGGCTCATACTCATCAGGTGTCATCGTTCTATCAGTAGGGACGATAACACGTAACCGTGGACGATGCACCGTATGAGAACGGGTTGAGTAGATGACATAAGCCATGCCTAGGCTGTCAATCGTGCGAGCGACGTTCTCAGTTTCCCCAGGCGATATGGCATCCATATCAAGAGTAATCAGGTCACGCCCAGACACGTTAATAGCTTTACGCTGCATACCGTTTAACGTACCACCAACAAAGCCGCCTATGTCCTTTAGCTTGCTTTTCTCAGATTTTGGCAATCTGTGATATTCGTCCACGGTTTCTGTTGTACGAACGGGGATTTTGAGGCGTTCACAAAACTCGGACCACAACATCTCCGTACGGGTCCATTGCTTTGATGTGCGACTCGCACCGATACTGATGGTAATCAGTTTATCGTTTTGCAAGTGTATCCCCTCCTAATCTTTCATATAATAGTCGTTAGTAAATCCTGCGGATGATAATAGCAGCCCGTCTGCCCAAGGTATGGCGATTGAGAATATAGCGTTAACATCATTTAACGTAGATTCTGCGTTATGCTTGTTGATTTCAAGTACAGCTTCATCATGGATGTGCATGATAATTTGATATCCTACATCCTCCAATCGGCGCAGCGTCAATGCTAAGCAATCTCGTGCGACTGCTTGTGTGATGTTTTCGACTAATTTGCCTCCATAGGTACTTTCAGTAACCCATGCAGCATTTACTTTAGTCTTAAAATGTACAGCATCCTTACCGAACGCATTCTGCTTAATGCTTGGGCTAGGATAAAATAGCTTACGTCCACTCGGTAACTCAATCGTCATATAACGGTAACCGTATATTGGATCAATTTCCAAACGGAACATAATGCCGTGGTCAAGGCCTATAGGATTCCCGGTAGTAACGGTGTACACGGCCGCATTCTCAACGGCATACCACAAATCTCGTATTCTAGGCGATGCGTTGCGCCATAAATTTACGATTTCAGGTAATTCCTCCTCATGGAGTCCCATATCAAGAGCTCCCATGGCTTTTAATGCATTCACTCCGCCTTGATAGCCGAGTGCCAATTCAGCGACTTTACCTTTTTGTCTAAGGTGCCCATTCTCGCCATGTTTAACAACGGGAACACCAAACATCGATGATGCGGAAGCACAGTATATATCTCCGCCCTCAGCGAATACTCGCTGCCGCCAATGTTCTCCCGATAACCAAGCAATAACACGAGCCTCAATGGCTGAGAAGTCGGCCACACATAATGTATTGTCCTTTTCAGCAATAATTGAGGTACGAATTAATTGAGATAGCGTATCCGATACATCGCCGTATAGAAGTTCTAATCCTTGACGGTTTTTGGTTTTAACGAGATGTCGAGCCGTGTCAAGATTCTCGATGTAATTTCTCGGTAGATTTTGCACCTGAATAAGACGACCCGCCCAGCGTCCGGTACGGTTAGCGCCGTAGAATTGCAATGTTCCTCTGAGACGAAGATCAGCGCCCATAGCGCCATCCATCATGGTGTATTTAGATACTGATGACTTCGCGAGTTTCTTCCGAATCATAAGCACTTTTGTGGCAACGTCATCCGCATCCGTCAGAGCATCGGCCACAGTGTCCTTAGTTAACTTCTTAAGACTGACATTAGTATTATTGTTTAACCAATCAAGCAATTGATTGCGGCTGTTAGGGTTGCTAAGTCCAGTGATTTGGTAAGCCTCATTCATCAACATTTCTCGATTTTCCTCGTCAATGTATAAGGCACCCTCAACCAATTCATGATCGATGCGTACACCTCTACTATTGATTTGGATATCAAGATACCAATCTTTCCACGTATCATCAGGTACTGGGAACGATGCTAATCTGTGATAACATTCCATCTCAGTTACAACGTCCTGGCGGTTGTACTCGACAAAAGCATTCCATTTATCCATATCGTGTCTAGGTAGATTACGGGTACGGCCCCCATTACGTTTAGTAGGCTTGCATGGTGTACAAAAGTACTTGATAAGTGCTTTCCCCGATGTGTCCTTTTTCTTATCCTGAGGTAACCCCAGGGCCTTGCCGAGTAAGGCTAGGCCCATAGGATATCCTAGGTAGGCACCATGAATCATCGTGCACTGCCACTGATCAACAGATGTGAGTAACCCTGCACGATTTAGACACGTAATTTCAAATTGCGCGTTGTAGGCGTGTTTAATGACATACGGATTCAATAAATCACGAATTACACTGTCAGGAATTACCCCTCCCTGCGCTAAATCTACGACTTCAACAGGGCCAAAGTCGTAGGAATACGCAAAGAGTAATATAGCGAAATCAGGCGATTCAGTGTATTTGTACACGCCGAATGAGATATCAGTCGATGAATATGTTTCTATATCAATGCTTAGATGCCTCATATCAGGCACCTATTAGTAAGGTTGACCAGTTACAGGGTTAATCCCTACAGGAGCTTGTTGCACAGATTGCTGAGGTGTCGTAGCGTATGCTGGTTGTACATAACCTTGTTGAGGTGCTTGTTGTTGCACAGGTTGACCTGCTACTGGAGCACCAGTATATACATTAGCTGCGCTACCTTGAGGTGCACCAAATACAGAGGATGCAGCTACTGGCATACTACCCAATGCTTCACCATCGCGCACCTTTTGAACAGGGCCCAAACCACATCCGATACCAGTGGATTGATTAGAATAGAAGAAGAATCGAACGAGTACATTGACATACATGCCGGAGTATACTTGCGTAGGATTTGTGAGAGGATTACCTTGAAGATCTACTACTTCAACTTTATAGCTAGCGTCTTGCGCTGCCGTAAACACCCAATGACCTTTACATTCAGGACCAAACTCCTTACCAGATTGTGTGTAGCCATCACCGTCATGAATTGGCACTTTTGGCTGTGCTGGAACACGTGCACCGAATTTGGTACGTGCGGCTTGAATGGCAGCTTCGATAGCATTCATAAGTGCTTGGTGTTGAGCTACATCAGTTTTAGGTAAAAGAATAGTAGCTGAATATCTAGGTTTAGCACCAGGCTGTGTGGAATTAGCCCAAGGTTCTAATAGATGGCAGTAGGATACACGAACATTTTGCAATAATACTTCAGTTGGTTGTGGAATGAATGACATAATTAATTACCTCCATTATTATCATTAGATACATTAAATATTTGCGCCGCAGTAGGTTGATTGGTAATCCGAGGGCGCTTATCGGATTCCTCAACTAGGGTAGGCTTGCCTGCTTTTTTAACAATCATATCGCCTACCATATCATTAAATTGGGTTTTGCCGATGGTCTTTTCCATCTGTGCCAATGTTAATGTCTTACGTTCATACAGAATGCTTTCATCAATACCTGCTTTGATTAAAGTATCAATAGCAGCATCAGTGTCTTGAAAGGCTCGACTACCACGACCCTCTACAGCTTTCCAGCCCGGGACTGTCACCCCATTAAGAGATTCAGTGAGTGCGTAGTCTTTCATATCTTCAAGCCATGCAGCGACGTCTTTACCTCGACGAAGGTATTCACCGAGTTCTGTCATCGAGATAAGTCGAGGATCATGATTAGCAACTAGCGCACTGTGCAATGAGTCGTTTGCATCATATCGGGCTTTGCACTGTTGTTTTGCCCTGCAGAATCTGCACCAGTCGCCGGGTTCAAATTTACCGTTACCAGATATAGCCTCGTCTGCACGAGGTTTGACAAAGGTATTACCCCACTCCAGGAGTTCTGCCGTAGGGATTTCCCATTCGCTAATATTATTAACACGGGGCTGCACGATAGTCATTTTGACCGTATTGAACATATAGAGTAATCTATACGCATCAATCGCGCCGAGGGCATATAGCATCATTTGCGGATTGCGTTCCGCATCAACGACTACCCCTTTTCCGTGCTTATAATCAACGATGTGCAAGGTGTCACCGGATAGGATAATACAGTCAGCTGTGCCGAATCCATCGGGTACATAACGGCTAAAATCAACGCGTTTTTCAATGGCCACTACAGGAGTTGCCGTACAGCCTAACATAACGCCTTTGACATATTCGAGGTATGTTTCCGAGGTATCGTCCATTTCTGGTTGCCACAATTCATCTTTTTTGATTTTGTTGAACTTGCGAGTGTATGTGGATTTCGCCATGGCCGTGGTATACTTCTGTAGTTTTAACTCACACAGTTCGTGTGCCAGGGTTCCTTCCTTTGCATACACAGATGTACTATCGGGAAAGTTCTCCTCTAGAAGAGGGGCGGCTGTACAATGCAGCCACCGGTGTGACCCCGATGCGTTTAATAATGCATGTGATCGAGATGCCATTAGATTCTTGCCCCCAATCCTCTAATCGCATTTACTAATTCGGGGTATCTGTCCTCAGGTACTTCACCCAAATATTGAACACCGAATTGTGCCATTAATTGTTGCAATTCTACAGCTTTTCCAGCGTCAAGTAATGGTGCAAGCGCCGCTTGAATTTCAGGCAATGTATATTTCTTAACTTCCTGAGATACTGGAGCAGTAACAGGTGTTTGCACAGGTGCGGTAACTGTTTGTACCGAGGTATCAGTTGCCACGTTGACAGTTGGTGCTGTAATAGCTACTTGAGTAGGAGTAACTTGTACAGCTGCATTAGGTGCCGTCATGGATATGGAGTTTGGTTGCACAGCTACTGTTGTAGTAGGTACACCTTGATTTGTATCTTGTGGTGTAAGATTAGATACGCACACGGACGGTGTTGCTACTGTAGATACCACTGTATCTACTATGCCAGGGGCTTTATCATCCATTGCTCTGTCGTTATCTACAAAACTTCTGAATTGATTTAACACAGCTTTTAGCTGGTTATATACATCTAGTACATTAACTCCTTGAACTTCAACTTTAATCATTGTTTAAATCCTCCTGAATATTAATAATCGTCCTTATTGTCACGAGCTGCTTTATAATTCATCGACAGAGGCCTTTACAGATTCATACTCAGTAAGTAACGCTAAGAATTCCGGATTATCTTTTGCAAGTAATCGATACATAGTCAAGCGCTCAGCGTTCTTAGCCTTTTGCTCAAGTTTCTTTTCAATGTCCTCCAACTTAGCTCGATCGCTTTCACGTTTATCGCATTTAGAGGTATCAATAACTGCAATGACCTGCTTGACTACATTCCCTTTGAAACCTTGCATCCGAACAGTATCAAGGTCTTTTGCCTTTTTCAAAACACGAGCAACGCCTAAGCCGTTTCTTGATTTAACAACAACCCAATCGCCAACACCAATGTTATCGATTGGAACATTTGTATCGGATTCGTAATATCTAAACCAAAATTCATCTGGGCTATGTACAGGTGTGTTATTTTGCCAGTAATAATCGCTGGTATCGTAAGTAACTAATAGGAATTCCATAATATGTCCTTTCTGTGGTATACTTTAAGTGGATATTTTTCTAATTTGAGCTTGTTGATGTTGCCGCATCATCAGGCTCATTTTTTATGCCTAAATCCTCGCATTCATCAGGAATGCAGTAGTCTCGCTTTTGGCATTTGTTACATTCTCGCAATTTAATCACCACCTTTCAAAGCACTTAAATCAAGCACCCTCTCAGGCTTTCTAGCTTCCCATGCGTAATAATCAAGGCCTGCTTCTTTTAACGCATCTGCAGCAAACCGACCTGACTGAGAGGCATAGATGAATCGATATGCGGCGTTACGTGTATGTTGAATAGCATATATTAGCTCTTCATAGGGTCTTACTACGGCGCATATGGCTGCCCACTTTTCATTTGGATTGTCGTATAAAACTTGGCAACGGCTATTCAATCGACCAATTAGGGCATCCTTTGAAGGTAGCATATCAATAAATGCATCCCCGAAACCGGCATTCGATAGTGCTTCCGCAAATGTGAGAGCATTCGATAAGGACTCTTCAAATTTTTTGAATTCTTCCTGCTTGAATAGGGCCTCTTTTAAAGCAGCAATCTTTTCTTTATGCAAAGCACTAAGCTTTTCCTCACTAATTTGATACACGAATTCTATTAATTTTTGTTTACTGATATACGGTTTTGCCATTTTCTCTCTCCTTTCAGTTGTAATAAGGGTTTTTACAATAATCACCGTGAGTTCTTACTTTAGGGATGTAATATATAACATCTTCCTGCTCCTCCTCGGCATCGACTTCCGCCATATCCTTTTTGTAACCATAAAGTGATATGGCGAAGCCAATGAACGATTGTAGTAAAAACTGTTCCCATCCGATATGGTCAACTTCTAAGGCTCCCATAGAACCTACGACCAAAAATGCCCCAAACAACATATATCCCATTATTCCTCGTCCTCCTCAATCCGTTCAGCCGTAATGCCATCTGTAGTCACGATAATACGGATTTCCGATTCATCATAATCACACATAAAATCTTGCAACTCATATGCTGCATCCATAATATTGCTATTGATGTGATTTAAAATACGATCAGATTCGATTGCTTTTAGATGTGCAGCCATTGCTGTTTCGTTTACTGGGATAGCTTTCATAATTATGTTTCTCCTATAACATCATCATTGATAAAATAGATGCTACTGCAGCAGTAGCAAAGCTTAAATGCATTCCTGCGTCAATCCATGTCATGATTTACATCTCCTTTAAACCTTTAAAATAACCAAGATCGTGCCTAAATCCAGAATGATACACAGTCGATACCTGACAGTTTGACATGTCGGTACTTTTAACATACTTGATGGCCTTCCGAATGGCGTTGTCAATTAATCGCGTTTTTAAGTTAGAAAATCCCCAATTTGAGGTGCCCAACTCTTCAAGCTCCATCAGCGCCCATCGTTTTGTATTACATTTTCTGTCGAGGCTATATTGAAATCCACCTACGATTCCTTTAATTACGGATATCGTGTAATGATAGGATGTGTTACTCCAGTTCATGATTAATTCCTCCTAATGAATTCCTGCGGATTTAAACTCCGCATCAACTACTTTCGTATCCCATCCAAGCGAATGGACAAGGAACGTCCTAAACCCTTCTTTATCGATGACAAAGGCTCTTGACTTCTTACCTGGCGACTGCCAGGCATAGGCAAATGGAAATCGATCTCTTGCGATGCCCTCTCGGATAGCCGTTAGGCTAACACCAAGGACAGTCGACATTTGAGCGACCGAAATCACTTTTCTAATCATGTGCACTGCCCCTCCTTTTCATATAGCCTTCAAAATCATTCTGATTTCTTGGCCTACTTGTAGACGATCTTTAAAAGTATCTTGATTACGGAAATCATCCATATAAACTTCTAACATCTCTCGGTATATAGCTGCTTTGAAGCTTTCTGGCTTTTCCACATCTTCTCGATACGGCTTTAAAATCGTAACCGGCTTACCGAATTCATAGTCGATAAATCCTCTTGCCTTTAGTCGGGCTTTCATAGTTCTAATCTTACCGTTCGGCCATCCGAGTAAATTTTCCATTTCCTCGTTGGTCTGTAACCCGCTATCACGGTAAGCGTTATACAAAATCTCCATATCTGTCATTTGCTGCCCTCGTTTCTTTTAATGTCGTTACCTATTAGGTATTTCCATATGCAGATTCTGATGCGATTAAATCAGCCAACGGAATCTGATAAACTTTTGAGAACGCCTTTAAAGTTGCCACGCTAAGGCTTTTCTGTCTTTTGCCAGTCTCTAAATTTGATAAATAATTTTGAGACATAAAAAGCTTACTTGCCGCCTCAACCTGGGTGAGCCCTTTTTTATTTCTGGCATCAATCAAGTACTGTCTCATCCAATCACCTCCCTTTACATCTAAAATATCTCAATTTGTGATATTAGTATATCTCAATTTGAGATTATCGTCAACAATATATTTGAAAAATATCGCTATATGTGATATTGTGTAAGCAGGGAGACTTTTAAGGAGGAAGACTTATGAAATTAAGACAATTACGCCACATGTTAGGGCTTAGTCAACTACAGTTCGCCGAAGACTTAGGTGTTGCTCAAAATACATTAAGTAATTATGAATCTGAAAAGAGACAAATTCCTTTGGATTTGCTAAAGCGCATCGCGGAACGTTATGATGTTACTGTTGATTACCTAACAGATTCGGACTTGATAGCCGATGACCGCATCCCGGGGGCGCTAATCAATGAAAGAGTGAACTCAGGTTTATCCCTTTCGGACCTGTCAAAAATAACAAAAATCCCCAAGAAAGACCTTGAGGATTATGAGGCAGAGATAGAGCCCATTAATTTGTTTTTACTCAAAAAATTATGCGATGTATATGGTAAAAGTTTGTCCCAGTTTTATAAGGATAACGACATGTATGATGAATATATCCCGAGCGTGTTTAACGGCGATTCAGACAAATTTGAACAGTTCGAATCAGCCAGCCGTTTTGACGCAGAATCTGATGCGTTTATAGATATGGTTCACCTCAACAATTACAAATACGTACCTGCATCTGTATCAGCGGGCGCGTTAACCACGATAGACGCCATTAACTTCATGCCTACTATATCTGTCCCTGATTTCATGATGGGTCGTTACGCAGGCAATAAGAATATTATACTTATGCCGGTTAACGGTGAAAGCATGAACAACGTTATCCAAAACGGCGCTATTATCGCCGTATTAAGAAATATAGAACTGCCAGATATCCATGACGGAGATATTGTAGTTATTAAGAATGGAGGGGATTATACAGTTAAAAGATTCTACAATGATAAACAACATAAAGAATTTGTATTTAAACCTGATAGCTCGGATATGGCATTTCGGGACATCATATTTAGTTACGAGAATACAGATGACTTATACCTGATTGGTAAGGTTGTTATGTACAATGTGACTTTGTAAGAGATTAATATGGGAGATTAATAAGGGAGATAAACAATGAAATTCTATAAAATTTTATCTATCGCGGCATTATTTGCAACAGTTGCTAGTTCTTCATTTGCACAATTTATTGATGTAACCCCAGAAACGTATGATAAAATCTGGAGCACCGGGCAAAATTATAAAACTGATCGTAAACTTGAAAGCCCAATTAATTATGGAGTTGAACTTCGGAGTGGAGCTGGTGGCGCCGCGGTATTAATTACCCCAGCTACAATCACTAAATATGTATCATATTCCAAAGACGATCGTCTGATTTTTCCAGACGAATCTTTTAAGAAAGCCATACTAAACAGTAATGATTATGTATACATAGCTACATATGCACTTCATCTAAAGAATCCATTAGCCGGTACAGTAATGCCTCAACTACCATCACAACGATTACTTATAGAAAAGGACAATCAGTATATAATCCCAGTAGCGATGAATACCAAAATCTATGATATGATGCCGCATAGCTATGCCCTTGTCTACTATGCAATACCTAAACAAATAATTATGAACCCACCGTATACTATTAAATTTATTAATGGAAATGGCGATAAAATTGAAATACCTATTACCACTGATAAATTAGCAGAACTTATGGATAAAGAAAATAAATTAGTCTATAAGACAAGTGATTAATAAACGTAAAGCCCCTATCCGATACTACTCAGATAGGGGTATTTTAGGAGGTATGAAATTATGGCTATGAAACGTGCCAACGGTACTGGCACCGTGTATAAGATGAAACATAAGGCCCTACGTAAGCCATATCGAGCCGTGGTGACTCTTGGATACAATTCTGAGGGTAAACCCTTGCGCAAATCAATAGGCACCTTTGCGACGCAAAAGGAAGCATATAATGCCCTTGCTCTATTCTCTACTAATCCGCAAATCCAGGAGGAACGCAAAATTACTTTTGGGCAGTGCTTTGATTGGCGTATGGAAGAAGCTGAACGCCAAGGGCTATCTAAAGGACGAATTAAAAGCATGCACGTTGTGCGAAAATTAGTAGAGCATCTATTCAATATTGAAATGAAAAATCTTAGGGCGGCTCACCTGCAGTCTATATTCGACAATTCGACACACACAAAATCTTATCAAAAGTTAATTAAAGCGATCATAGTTTCTGTAGGTACTCTCGCAGTTAAGCAGGAAGTCATTCCGCGCAACTACCTTTCCGATATTATCATCAACAAAAACGCAACACCAATTAAGAAAGCTAGCATATTTACGAATTTGGCTCTCTATGAGCTTTGGAAGCACTCTGACGATATAATATCCAAACTAGCACTCATATACGTCTACACGGGGCTCAGATTGAACGAATTACAAACAATCCGAGTGGATGATATCCACATCAAAGAACGATATATGATTGGCGGTTCTAAAACAGAGGCTGGCCGTAATCGAGCTATCCCTATTGCAGAATGCATCTCCCCTTTCATCAAGGAGCTATATCAGCAAGCAAAATTTAAACGTTCCGAGTGCCTACTAGATGGCGTGATACATAAGGACATATACCGCAAGGAACTGCAAAAGAGATGTAAAGAATGGAACCTAGGCGAGCACAAACCTCATGATACTAGACATACTTTTATATCAATGTGTAGTAACATAGGTATTGATGAAATTATAATCAAGCGGATCGTCGGCCATGCTAACAAGGATAATATCACTGCAGATGTTTATACACATAAAACACTACAACAATATATTGATGCGGTAAATAAGTTACCTTACGGAGATGACCTATTAAAAGGTGAGCAACGGTTGAGCAACCGAGAAGAAATTAGGTGATTTTTACCGTTTTGCAAAAATAAAAAGACCAGTAAACATAAGCGTTTACTGGTCTTTTAGATTTGTTGTACTATTCAGCGGAAATTACAGAAACTGGGCAAACGGATTCGCAAGAACCGCAATCGATGCAAGCATCGCCAATTTCGTATTTAGTTTCGCCTTCAGTAATGCAGGAAACTGGGCAAACAGATGCGCAAGAACCACATTTAATGCAACCATCAGCAATAACTCTCAT